ACACTAAACCTATTCAGAGGTAATGTAACAACACTAAACTTTGCTACAAGTGCTACAACGATCAGCGTAGGTGCCGCAACTGGCACTACTACACTAAACTCAGCTACTAACGGTGCAACTTATAGAGCTGGAGCACTAGTAGTTAGCGGCGGGATTGGTGTAAACGGCAACTTAAATCTTTCACAAAATAACGTTATAACATTAGGTGCTGATTTAGTAAGTAACGTTGTTTATCCAGAAAATGTTGTACAAATTACTACAACAGCTAATAATAGTTCCAGAATTAGCATACAAAATACTAATACTGGGCTTTTAGCAACCAGTGAATTTAATGCTATATCAAGTAATGGGTCGAATGTTGCTGGATATATATCGATTGGTATCGCAGGACAAAATTACTTATCAGCCAGTGCAACAATAATCAAACCTCAAGACGGTTATACATATACATCAACAGGTAATTTAGTGTTAAGTAGTACTAAAGATTTAGTATTATCTACAAGTGGATCTCAATCAGTTGGGGTCAGGATCAGTGGAACATTTGCTAACGTTGGCGTACAATACACAACAGCAGCAACAAGTTCAACTACAGGTGCATTGACATCGGTTGGTGGTATCAGCACACAATCTAACTTATATGTCAGTAAAGGTGCAACAATTAACACGGATAATGGCACAGAAGCATTCACAGTTAAGAGTAATAAAGTTGGAAATGTAGCGATTTATGCTAATGTGATAGGTACTACTGGTACATCAACCACAGAATCTGTGATCATTGGCGGTGGTAACTTAACACTGCAACCTGGTGCTATATTGAAAGTCAGTGGCCAAACATCAATGATGGTACCTGTGGGACCATCAGCAGCAAGACCAAGTAGCCAAGGCGGTAATGACGTCCAAGGTATGATCCGTTTCAACAGCACAACTAATGCTCTTGAATACTATGATGGCACTGCTTGGCAAATTGCAGGTTCTGTGTTTACAGTCATCAGCGATCGCCAATTCCAAGGTAATACAGCAGGTGGTTATGGTAACGTTGACGGTACTAACACAACGTTTACTATACAAGCTAATGCTACTTCATCCAGCACATTAGTAGCTATCAACGGTGTTATGCAGTTCCCAACACTGGCTTACAGTGTTAGCGGTACAGTACTGACATTCACTGAACCACCCGCACCAGGAGACGTGATCGATGTACGTGTATTGACAACGACCTCAACTGTAAGTTCTATCACTAATGGTAATGGCATCAATCAGTTCATAGCTGATGACACTGGTGTAAGCCAATGGTCAGGAACCAGTGGTAGCGGTACTGTTGAACGTACATTAGTTGATACCGCCGGTAACTTTAATTTACTAAATGGTACTCATCTTACCTACACACAAGGTAATGTAAATATTCCTGCCACGGCTACAGCATACAAGATTGACAGCTTCTCTCAAGTTGCTTACAGTACTGCAAAATACATTATTCAATCTAGAGTTGGCTCCACTAACTTTGAAAGTTACGAAGCACTGGCTACGACTGACGGACAAGGCAATGCTTATATCGCAGTATATGGTATTGTTAACAATGGTACTTCATTTGGTACTATTACAGCTAACGTACTCGCTGGTAATGTGAATGTTTATTATACATCAACTATAGCACAGGCTAATGTTAAAGCATTTGGTACTTACATTGTATAAAGGTAAACGATGTTAAACATTTCAAAACAATATCGTGCGAACTACACTGGTGAGGACATAATCACTGAACGCAAGCATGAAAATCGCATGTGGAGTGAAACGGTTGAAACAGTGCCTAATGCTGTTACCAACAATCAGATATCAAATCGTGCTGTTATCATTGGTAATAGTCCCACTAGATTAGATTTTGATCTAAACAATCTAAAACATGCCAGCGGTTTGTTAGGTGCTAATACCTTACAAACCTATGGTTGTAATGCGCTGTATAGAGACTTCACACCTGATTTCCTAGTAGCACAAGGTAACGATATGGTTGATGAGTTAGCCAAAAGCTCTTATCCACGAAATAACATTGTCTATACCAATGCTATAAATTTATTAGCATATCCAAATACATTTTATCTTATACCATACAATCCTTATGCTGACAGTGGCACAACTGCTGCCTATATAGCTGCATTTGATGGACATAAGAAGATTTATCTATTGGGATTCCATGGGCAAGATATACCAGGAATAAACTTTAATGTCTATGCTGGTACCAATGCCTATGATGCTGAAGAGTGTGATGTGGGCAGTGATAAATGGACAAACAATCTCACACAATTATTCACAGTCTATGATGATGTTGATTTCGCTTGGGTTACCAACCGTGGCACCAGCACAGTACCAGACTGCTGGAAACCTTGCCAAAATTTACGTCAAATATCATTTAGAGATTTCGTAGTAGAAGCTGACTTATAAGACTGATTCTAATGTCTTGATCTTTGCACTTACCGCATCAAAATTAATAGTACGCCAAACACCAGGATGTAAAGGTTTAGGATGATCCTCTAATGCTACCCAGCAAAAGCCACGATGTTCAAAATTAAGTTTGGGTGTGAATTCTTCGTCTACTGGAATCAAGAAAGTATTGTAACTGAACCGACCATTGTCACTGGTAAATTTTTCTATGGGGATGACTTTGACATCTTGGAAGTTGTAACCTAGTTCTTCGCTGAGTTCTCTATACAAGCTGGTTAACAGCAGTTCACCAGCATCAATCTTACCACCAGCCAGGCCCCAAGTACCACTATACTTGTCACCGTCACGTAATAGGAAAAGATAACGACCTGTTGAAACACTGTAGATGAAAGTGCCTACACCTTCTATAAGACCAGGGTCCAAAGACCGTTTTTGTGTTGAAGTTAGCATAAAAATTAAAGAACTAAAGTCCATCCACCATTTTTATATTCGCCTTCAAAACTCTTCACCCATTGATTGTTGTACCATTTATATTGAGTTCCAGTTGTTAGATTGCTTACATATTGTACATTAGCTTGATTCTGGCTGTCAAATGAAACAGTCCAATGCATGCCAGTATATTGGATGATGTCGTTCGCATGGCAGACTAAATCTTGTCCATCAGTGCCGCGCCATAGTGTTGGTCCGCTGCTTGGAGCTGCATTGGCACTGCCAACATCACCTAAAACTAAATATCTGGTACCAGCTGATGGATGAGTGATACTGGATGTTAAACTTGAACTAGTTGGGTTGATGATAGCATTGATTGGAGTTAGTGTGTTACCTGGGATAGTATCAATGTCTACGTTAAATAACATCAGCGTAGGATCTGTTGGGTGATAGCTGACGGTACCAATGACTTCTGAGATGCCATCTGGTTGTAGCAAACGCACTTCACTGATGCCAGGACTTAGATTACCATAGATATTGACAAACGCCGCCCAATTATCAGGAGTACCAACTTTGACTGGAGTACCAGAGATATCTTCGCCACTAATGTCACGGGGTGTTTCTATATCCTGTTGTTTCAACAGTGTCAAGGTGTTGCCAATCAACAGCGTACCATAGTTCAATGGAGTGAAGTATTGGCGATTACCTAATAGATTATCTTCGTTTAATACACTGTCGCTGAGATTACCATCGCTGTCATGTATGCTGGCAAAGATCTTTTGGATGACACCAAGTTTCTTAACTTTAGCTGGAGGACTAATCCACACAGGTAGTTTGAATGTTAATGTAGCAACATCAATGGGATTATCTGTACCAATAGGCACTGATCTTGTATTCCAATTTGGACTTTCTAAATAAACAACGCTTAGGCTAGTCCAATCAATGTAGTTGTCTGTTGACTGTATCTCCATGGCTGGATTAAACAATACTATCAACTGTTCTAATAACTGTAATTTTTGTTTGGTGTTACTAGTCCAAATATCTAACTTCAATTCTATAGTATAAGGCACAGGCATGCTGCGTTCAATGGTAAAAGCATTGCCCTGTTTGTCTTCATACTCCATCGTGTCTTCATTGTAATACTTTTGGCGTATCTGCATCTTGCCAACAAAGTCAGGTTGTTGCACGCGATCTCTATCATAGGTAATATTATTGATATACACAGTCATAGCTGGTGTTGCATTCATGATATTTGGTGCACTATTCTGTGTGATAATCTGTGCTACTTGGCGGCTACCATCGCCCCAATAGACAGGTACACGCTGTAGAGTCTGATTGCCATTGCGATCAAATCCAAACTCAACTTGGAAACCTGATACCATGCGGACAAACTGTGCTAGGAATCGTTCTATCTGCCCGTCATAAAAGAAGCTCTGATTAGCTGTTGTCATTATTGATTATCCGCTGTTGGACGTAAGGCTTGACTCAAGCTCTGACGTTGTGATACTACACGACTGTAGACTGTATATTCTATCGTATCACCTATATGATACAAGGTGTTGCTGACAGTAAAGCCAATGTTGCCTGTGCTATTAGCGATAACGATATTGTCTAGTGCACCTGTGATTAATAAATTGTTAATTTTAACTTTAACACCGTAGCTGCTTACATAGTGTAATGTAGTAACAACATTACCACTGGTATAGCTAAATGAGCTGGTGATAGCATTGGCTGGTGGAGTATAGACATTGGCTACTCTGATGACATCTGAGCCCACTGAATTTTCGTAGAATTTATCGTAGTCGTTGATAAAACCACTTAGTTGTGTTTGGTTTTGTGAACCTGGGGTTAGGTTAGTTCTCACAGAATCCTCAATCTTGACCCAACGACGTCCATCAAAGCGGAACAGCCTATTAGGTATATAATCTAATCTTAAATAGTAGTCGTTGACTGTTGGGCTAGTTGGGAATGAAATACCTGCGGCAACAGTTGTGCCATTAGCAGGAACACCATCACCAGTCAAGTAACCGCCAACTTTATATGGAGTATTTTGTATAGCCTGTGGATCGTCTATAGCAGAACCTGATGGAGGAGTCGTAAGTGCGCTGGTATCATTTTCATTTGGATCTGCTGGATATCCATCATCTTGTACAGGTGCTACATAGATACTGCTGGT